TAACCTCTTCGCCAGATGAAACGCCAATTCCAAACGAATCGTTTGGAAAGCCCGGAGGAACCGTGAGGCTACCGCCTGAAGCAAACCCAACAGTCGAGGTTGTCCCTGTTCCAAAGCCTCCACTCGGCAAAGCAGGCAAAGTAATGCCCCCGGGCAAACCCAGAATATTGACTGCTATATTCACCCTGTAAGGGGTCCTCGTTAGTTTATCTAGGCTAAGTTGTAGTTCGTCAACCGCCTCGCCGGCATCTGCAATGCCAGTTGGCAGCCCTTCCGCAGCGGTATCCATGTTTCTAATCATCTCAAGTGCTTCCCCCATTGTAATTCCCAGGTCCCCCGCCAAAGCAATCGCCGCCTGCTGCTCGGTATTGAAATCTCCCGCAGCCAATGAGTTTCTGGTCGATTGAACCGCTACCTTCGTCATTTCCCTTTCTGTGGCCTCTATTGACAACAGCCCGTCTTTATACGCCATGACAATTAGATCATAAGTATCTTGAACTTCTAGTTGCCCCTGTTCGTATAACTGGAGTTGGTCTATCGCCCCGCCAACCTGGGCGGACAAATCGCTCTGAACCCCAAAGGCGTCCCCGCTTATCGGCGTGACCCCCGCTGGGCCAAGCGCCCTCAGGTTCGCGTCAAGGGGGCGGGTGGCAGGGATGTCGCCTGCTCTTCCTGCTCTTGCTTCAAGCGAGGTGATGCTTTCCAAAAGTGTTTGTTTTTGTCTCAGTGCTTCTAATTCTGCCTGAACTCTCTCGGCAATCTCGTCGGCAGTCGTCACGGTGATCCCGGCTTCGGCGACGCTTGCGAACCTTAATGCTTCGAGCCTCTCTACTTCAGCCACCCTTTGAGCCAGTATTTCATTTCCAGTTAATGCCACTTGATTATGTTGCTGCTCTAATATTAGAAGCGCTCTGGATATTCGTAAACTTGCTTCTTGACCACCTTTTTGTGCTGTTCTCATGCGGTTGAATTCTATTTCCGTGATTAATCCTTTCCTGCGCGCGTCAGTCAACCTGTTTGATAATTCTAAATTCTTTATGGTAGGCTCTGCCAGCGCAACAAAAGCATGTTTGGATTTTTCAAGTCCTCCAGCCAACTGTTCTCCAGCGGCTTCTTTTAGTCTTTGGCTTGTTTTTTCTGCCTCATCAAAAATGGGTGGCAATTTGCCTGCTGCATCAGCCGCCGCCAATGCGTCTTTTGCGAAATTAGCCAATGCCCTGCCAGCCACGAGCGCCCCACTGATCCCAAGAAAACCTTTGACTAGCCCCTTTAATTGAGTTTTGAGTTTCTTGCTTTGTTTTTCGGCTTCCTTTTCTTTTCTTTCAAATTCCTTTATGCCTTTGGCCGATTTTCCTGATGTTACGCCCAACTTGTCCAATAATGCTATGGATTTTTTCACTTCAGGGTTAAGGGCGAGAAACTCATTAGACATCTCGTCTGTATTAACGCCCAAGTCCGCAAATTGCTTAATGAGTGTTTTGGCCGATTCCTCAGTAACTTCTAGGGTTTTTTCAAACTCTTTGGTTGAGGCGGTGGCCTTCTCCATCCCTTTTGTTAATTCATCTGTTAGTTTCAGGGTGACAATAATATCAGGCATCTACAGGTTCCTTTATAAGCCCCATATCGAGGGCCTGCATCATTGCCCAATTAAAAAACTCGGCCTTCTCTGGGTTTGATTGCATCCATACAGCGGCATTTAAATCACCTCCGCGCTCAACGCAAGTGTTTACAACCCTTTCGGCTAACGAAATTCTTTTTATTTCTAGTGCGCTCATAGGTCTACCTAATACCGTAAATGCTCCGAATCTTTTAAAGGAATTCGATAGTTCTATTTCCTCTGGCATTCTTCCGTCGCTCATAGCGTAGGCGTAACTATGGGCGGCTATGCTTCCGGGGGGTCTTCTTCTACGCGCTTGAACAATGCCCATACCTCGCCGTAAAGTAGTGCGAAAAACTCAACCGAATGCCCGTATTCCGAGTCTGTTCCTGCCATCGGATACGTTTCTACTGTAGGTTGGGTTCTGCCTTTTATGTTCCAGTCCTCTATACATGCCAGCGCCGCGGGAAGTCGGATCATTATGGTTTCATCAAAGACTGGCTCGTTGTCTTTGTTTATCAGCTCAAGCGTTGTTTGTCCGTCTTCTTCTTCAATACCGATGATCTCTGCATTGAACGCGTCTTTGTTGTTTTTCTTTGCAGGTAGCCACTCGTCGGCTTTTTCGTCAAAAGCCATTACGATTATGTCGCCGATCTTGTGTTTTGCTTTCTTTTTTGCTGACAAAAAGATATGTTTGCCATACAACGCTTGTGATTCTCTCTGCGTCTTCCTTAATGCTAATACTTGGGGAAGGAAAAGGGGATCTGCAATCGTGACAGTCCCTTCCCATCCCTTGATCTTCGAGGTAATTTTCTTACCCATTGTGAAAAACCTTTCACTAGTTTATGTAAATGCGGATGTGGCCCAATCTACAGCAGTCGATCCGGGGAACATATAGATCGTAGCAGAATACATGCCGTCATCGCTGACGGTGTAATCCCGCAGCAAAACGCCTGCCGTTGCAGATGAGGTAATCCCGAAAACAGGATCACCACCGGTCGTCCAATTTGCCTGAATGCCGATATAGATACCAAGCGTTAGTGGGGTAGATCCATTATTGATCGGTTCTAATACGGTATGCGACCCAGACAATGCCGGAGCTGCGCCTGTACCAGATGCGCTCACTGCTGCTCTGGTATCAAACGGGCCGGTAATGGGAGATTCGAACGTTGGCACTCCTGTCAACCCACCCGTGAGTGCGTCCTGGAGCGCCGTCAAATCAACTACGTCCGCCGTAACACCAATCCCACTGATTGTTGCTACGGGAACATCTCGCACGGTTCCGTTTACATCATCGATCTGTACCTTGATAAACTTTCCTGAAGTTCTTCCTGTTGACATACTTTATTACTCCTTTTAGATTCCTCTATGGAAGCTAAGAAAAAATGTTGCTGTGGTTGTGTTGCCGCCGAACGCAATCTGCCAGCGTGTAAATGCTTCTACTGTTACTGCGGTTCCAAGCGCAACCACTCCAGCGACCGGGTCAGTGGCTGCGTCTATCGCTCCAGAAGAAACAAGGGACGAATAAGCCCCGTCTGTTGCTGCGTCATCTTCAATTGACATTGTGACTGTTCCGGTCCCGTCTGCGCTGAACAACTGCCAGACCATGAACCCCCCCAGCGTTGTTTGCCCGTCCACATGCTCGTGATCGCTTTCTCCAGAGTTCGCTCCTGTTTCTGCGCCTTTAGCATGGATGATATTTCCCCACGGTTTAGCGTAGAGCAAACTTGCAGCCCTGACAGAGTGATTGAAGTCTATCGAAGCAGTTACCATTGGGTCGCCAACGCCCAAATAGGTTAATTGCTCGAATTCCCCAGCAAAACACGGATCACCAGAGACAGGGGCGGATGTTAACCCAACCGCAACTGACACGACCCTTTTGGTTCCCGTGCCGCCTTCCAACACAATATGCGATCCTGTTACGGCCGTGTTGTCAAGGATGGTATTCAGCGTCCCAACGGAAACTGTATTGACTCCTGGAAAGAATCCATTTAGAGCGTCTGTTAATGCTGTTTCACCCGCGGGTTCTGCGGTGTGCGTCAAGGGGCCAATACCCATCGCGTGACTAGACAAATCGTTCCCGTCCGTGTATACGCGCCAGTTCTTTTTATGAGTTCTCGACATCTTTCACCTTCTTTGATTTCTTGGGCTTTTTCTCCGCCGTGATTTTCACAGCAGCGTGACCCGATTTGACATAACCTTGAATTTCTTTATCGCTAAATTCATCGTCAATAAATTCACCTGGCATTATCGCCCTGTCGCCTTTCATAATTTTTTGTATTGCTCTGTGTCTTTTCATTAGTTTACAAACTCCGTTACTTCTATTCCGATATCGCAACCGTGGAACCATCTACCAAGTGGGTCTGTTACTGGCTCAAATATCGGTATAGATACTGGTTCAATATTTATTGCACCTGTGATGGTGTCGTTGGCTATGACCGCATCTAAGAATGCAGCCGCTTTTACAACCATGTCCGAATAAGTCGAAAATATTCCGCTCATGCCTTCGCCGCCCTCTGAATGAAGGAGGCGATAAGTTAATATATAAGTTATATCTATGGCCGCAGTAGTCCCAGGTCCTAGGCTTTTTCTACCATACCCAAAACCAGTTATAAACCCATCTGGCTTTGGAATTATCATCGGCACATCCATAGCGTTTGCGTCTTCTGGGATTTCGTCAATATCTTTAAATGTCACGCCTACGACAGTTAGGGCTGCGATGCTATTGCATACGGCCACAATTTGTAATCCCATTATGTCTTGGTCCTATAAACATTAATGATTTCCATAGCCGCCTTCGGCACGCCACCAGGGGAGAGAACAATACCTCCCGCTGTGACGGTAGCAACTCCCGCAACGCCCTGACCTGTTCTCTTGCTCAAATAGTCTTTTGTGATTAATCTACAAGCCTCTACTATGTCAGGCGGGGCAGTCGCAACCCATCCCCATGTGCCCGCTACGCTTATGACCTGCTCTGTGCCACTGTTGCTGTCTGGTTGCCAGATTATGCTTGACGTACTCTTTAAAACTATTGCGAATTTTGGGTCAACATTAGCAGGAATGAGAATATATTCTGTGTCCGCGATTACGCTGTCATCGCCATTGGTTAGTGTTGTGATCGTTAGTAAATCGTCGTCAACCCGCAATTCTCTACCACTAGGGACATCAAATGATCTTGTATCAGTCCTGGCATAGAATGTCCGGCCTGTCTGCCTGTCAATGAATCTGCTGGCGGCATTCAGAGTTTCCTCGGCTAGATTCTCGTTGTCGTCGTCATCTGAGATTATCTTTGCATACAGCTTGAAAAGTTCTAGTGTGTCGTAAGCGTTGTCTAATGCCATCAGATAACTCCCTGTAAAGAGTGGGTGAGTCCAACGTAATCAATGCTGATGTCGTGCGCGGGGTTACCAGCAGACCTATGGAAAAATCTAACTTTGGCAGCTCCGCCACTAACATAATCATCCCTGTTTGCTTGAGGAATATATGCACTTAAACCCTCAAAAAAACCACCGCCATTATTGAACTGCTCAACCGTGTCCCAATCCTCCGAGTTGTAATTCCATATATCTACTGTGACAAAGTGGGTTGCAGAACCAGTGTAAGCCCATTTAGCAACAACCACAGTGGGGAATTTATCAACCCCAGAGAACACGAATTCAACATCATAACCTGGGGTAGCGGCCACTTCGTCAATATCATAAGTTCCACCACTAAACATAGACTGAACATCAGACGGCGTCCCGCCTGTATTTGAACCTGCGTTCAATGTAATCGAAGACGGGGTGAAATCTGTCCATTTCAGGTTTCCGGTTTCAACAACACCGCCAGACTGTTCCATGTAAAGCATATCTCCATCATTGCCGCTTCCAGTTCCGTCGCCCTTCCAGAATACGGCGCTGCCCTCTACTGGATTTGTTGGGTCTGAACTCAACTCGTCAATGGTTATTGCGCCAACTACGTGCAGTTTTGTATCGGGGGTGTTTGTGCCTATTCCTACCCTGTCAGAATCAGCCCTTATATATAGAAGTACAGTATCGCTTTGTCCCTCAATTCTGGTATCTTGGTTCAACCCCAATTCGTTCACAACCAGGCCAGCGGCTCCCATCCTACAAACCTCTATCAACGCGCCTGCTTTCATTGCATTAAATGACGTTACTGAATCTTCTGTATCGGTTGTAACATCGGATGCTCTTGTCAGAATCTCAAAATACGAGAACTCCCCATCGTCATTGTTCATAACAAATTTGATGCCTGTCCATGTGCTATTTTCGGCTGCTCTCAGGTTCATGACATTAAGGGCGGCTATTATGCCAGCCCCATCATTTCTAGCCCTAACCTGCTTATTGGTTGTGTCTATACCTAATATCGGATTCCCACTCCCATCATCGTTTCCGCTTAGTTCTTCCACATAAGAAACATTAATTGGGTTTACCCAAATGATGCCCTCCGTAGCATGCGCCATGAGCACAATACCAATAAATATAATTCTTTCTGTGCTTGAGGGAGCAACATTTGTTAATTTTCCGGCTGTATTCGAAACATACAATCTGTCCGCGGCAGACCATGTTTCGCTGACTGGCGTACCGCTAGTATCTATATCCCTCACCAATCCAAAAGTTGTTACATACCCATTTGCATTATTTAAAATATCCTCAGTTGCAAGGCCAATAGAACCTGCGGTTGCTGGAACATCTGCTTCTGATAATCCAAACTCTGGTTTATTTCCAGAGGCCCCGCTTATTCTGACAGCCATACCATTGTCAATTGTTATTCCAGAAGTATTTTTGCCTCTAAGAACCATCTCTTGCCCAACCTGAAGATTGACTACACCACCCTTTAGACCAATATTTAATGTGCCGTCTTCGTCATTCCAAATTGCACGACCTTCTTGCGCGGCAATGTTAGGCTCAAGGAAGAATTGTACAAAATGAAAATGTCCGTCTGGATTATGGTTAAGCATAATAAATGAAATTCACTCCATCATTATTGTTATCAGCGTCAATATATTGTTCATTTACATCTATCTTGTAGCCACTAGGTGCGCTCACTGTAAATGTCTGTGATTGCAATAATTCGATCTGTTTACTGGTAGATTTGTCTACGTTGCTGTCGCCAAAATAAACAGCGCCAGTGTTGTCTATTTTTGCCTGAACGATTAATCCAATAGCATCCGTAGATGAAGCAACTAACGGGACTGCTGTACCAGAAGATGCCACTACCTTTGAATCACCGACAGGCGAAGCCTTGATCGAGTTCGCAACTGTCTGAGGCGTTGTTATTGTGTGCAATCGCCCAAACTCATCGACAATTAACGGAATATACTTCCCGTCATCCGCCAATGCTTCGGCTGTATCTTTCCTAACAACTAAAATGGCTACACCAAATTGCTCGGAAACATGTGGTTCTTTATTGCGATATTCTGTCTTACCGCCCATCTTGCGCATCCTGTTCAACTGGCTCTATGTCTCGATAAGAAAAAATAAGGCTACACCCGATATCGGGCGCGCCTTCAGGGTGCTTGAAGTGCAGTGCGATATTATCCATTCTCCCGAGCGTAGCGTTTACCATGATCGATGTGTATCCAATATCTAAAATTTGGGCGTCCACCTTCGCACCTTCTGTAATGCCAACTATCCCGTTTTGGATTCCGTTCCATTTGTAGCAAGTGGCCTCGGCTTCCTCTGTTCCACTAATGTTTACGGGGGGCCGGAGGATTGCGTTTTCAACCTCTCCAAGCAGCACATCCTTTGTCCAGCGTAAAACCACACCTGGGGTAGATGCGCTTGCCATTATTTTCTTTATGTCAATTACCTTTGTTACAGATGTGTTCTGTAGGTACAGGGCATACCCACCAACGGCGGTCATCGACAACACGTCTTTTTCCTCAGACGCGGTGCTGACCACAAAAAACGGTGGCCTATTTCTTGTAGAGGTTATTGATATCTGAAAATCTTCTGGCATTATTTACTCATTCAATGACATTACATAATAAAGTGTGACGGGTTGGTCGCTTACAACAGCAAACAAAACCTCAGCCGGTCCTATGAACATCTCGAATATCTCATCTTTCTCTATGAGAAATCCGGAATCAACGGTTACATCGCCGTTCCCAATATAGCACTCATCAGACACCCTTATCCGAATCTCTGCGCCATCGTCATCAGCGTGATGAATTGCGACCCGCTCCGATCCAACCTGTACTTGATCTGATTTGATTGCCATTTGATCACCCCTCCCTTATATAAACTACGCACCCGCCTATTTTTCCGTTTCCGCCTGAAGCGATAACCAGCTCTAATTTACCAACCACAAGGGGTTCGATTCTGTCCCCACCTGCGGTTCCGGTTAAAGCCGATCCTGTAGCAGAATGCACTACATCGCGGGGGTAATAGTTCTTGTCCGCGTTAGCGTTTGGGTTAGATAATGTAAGCAATGGTTCATCAACACCTTCTGGGGTTTCTACCACAGACAAAGCCCCCGTTACAGCATCCACCAAATCGCCATCGACCCACTTCACCTTATACAAAAAACCATTTACAACTTCTGTTGATGTTATAGTGACACCACCCGAGCTTGTTTCACCTATCAATCTAATGTCTCTAATCGTCATAATTGCTCCAAAAGGGGGGATTACTCCCCCCTAGATAGTTATTCTTTTACTTCTTCTTTCTTGGACTTACTGCCAGCTCCGACTTTTTGAGCCCTACCGTCTTCAACCAGCTTTTTGCCATCGATCCCCTGATTCTCTTCGTCATCAAGATTTAGAACCGTACCGGCCTCAAAAAACTTTTCAGCAGTCAGTATTCCCCTGTAATCCTGTAAAAACTTGATCTTCATTTTGTACCTTTCTATCTTTATAGTTTAGGGAGGGTTTCCCCTCCCTTAGATTATTCTTTCTTGGCCTTTTCTACGGCGTCAGTCTCAAGCCAAGCATCAACAAACTGTTCAGGAAGTTCTTCGCTGTCGTATTCTTTCCCCTCTTCAAATACCTTCCCAAATGCGCTTACAGTTTCGTTTACTTTGTATTTCATATTTCACCTCTTATGGTGTCTCGGAGTAGTGGTTATTGGAAGTCCACAGGCCTAACGTCTCCAGATCACCTAGAGAAGTTCCCCCGTAAGCGCTGGCGACATCCAGAGTCGGGATGTAGTTGTCAATTATGACACCCACCGCAGCACTTGGAGCAGACAAAAGGGAACCATGAACAGCAATATTTCTCTCGATTACACAATCGGGTCCGCCACCAGCAAAAGCGCCGAACTGGATACCTTGTGTACAATCACGGAAAACATTCCCTCTAATGGTAATGTTGGCAGTTGCGCCCTGGACATAAATACCAGAGGCAAAGTTAGTGCCAACGCCCTCGAAATCGCAATCCTCGATGATGATATCGCTTGATCCCTCTACTGCAAGCCCAATCCGATTTGAAAGATTCCATTTCGGGAAACGACAATTCAAGATATGGGTTCCGAAAGGCGTCGCGTCTGCTTGCCCACCAATTAGCATGGCAGCCCCACTAAAGAATGTCGATCCGGTATCGCGGCTGACAAATCCTAGCCCCTCAATTGTGCAACGTTTGGTTACCGTTGCGACCGGCCCATCTGTGAAGGATGTGGCTGCATAGGTTGAGAACAACTCGCCGCTCGCAAACCGATTGACGCCGTAGGTTACTGCCTTGACATAGATTCCGGTTTTATTGAAGTTTACCGTTTCGGTTACTTGCTCGCCCCCAGGCAGGATCATGATTACATCGCCACGCCCATCAACACAGGCGTCAATTCCAGCCTGTTTTGTAGAAAAAGCATCGTCCGGGGCTTCTCCGCCAGCGGACACCGACCCGTTTGAAGGGTCTACATAGAAAACTTTACCGTCGCCGATTCCAAATGTTCCCACAAGGCCATCTGCTAGATCGGACAGAGTTGCTACACCACTTTTTAAGTTATAAGTCATGTTGCACCTCTTATACCGAAAGGTTGTAAGAAATCGCGGAAGCGTCGGTGTCGCGGTTGATTAAACCAACTCGCATCAATGCAGTGATTTCAGTTGAATCAGCGGAAGGAACTCGCACGGTTTCGATGGTCATCCGGCGCTTCCAACCAAGCCGCCATTGATCCCAGCGGACTGCGAGCATAGCACCCTTGATGTTGTTGCCAGCGGTATCCAAGTCGGTCTTTCCGGCTGTGTTGGCTTTCAAGCCAAAGGTTGCGTTCTGGTTTGCCCTGTGCATATTTGCAGAACCAAAAACTTTGTATCCCCAAATTCCTGTAAGGCTGCCGTTCTCGATGGTCGGAGCGGAGAAAACATCTTTCGTCTTTACTTGCACTAACTCAAGAACTTTCCACTCAGTCCATAAGTCAAGGATGAAAGCAACTTTATCTTTTTGCTTTGCGTTCTTTCCGGCGATACCCATAAGTTTGACGGTCTCAAGGAAGTCGGTGTCTGTTATTGCTCCACCGTCCCGAGAGTTAGCGGTATTGGTTACTAACGCCAACTTGCGGAAACCATTGAACGACAAGAAAGCCTCATTTCCATCAGGGGTTCCGGCGATGTCATTAATGTTCGTGGATGCTGTCTCGTCAGTGTCACCATCAATTACCATGCTTTCCAAGACCTCTTGGCCTTCGGTAACGATTGCGCTGCGGAGTTCTGCAACCCAGGGGATTAGAGAATCTTCCACTAACTCACCAGTGAAGTAGGTTGCCGCCCCAACCTTAGTCACGGGTAGTGTCGTTTCAGCGGTCGCCATTCTGGAGGTCGTCACAGTCCGGGTAATTGGACCAGGATTGGAATCCTGCGCGCTTGCCTGTGCTACCTTGAAGAATGTTGGCGGTGTGCTTTGCAATGGGATGTTAACCGACTCAGACCCTTGCGGGACTTCAATTGTCGGCAGTTGTGAAACCAACGCGGCCTCAAGTACAATTCTTCGCCAAAGATCTGAGCTTTGCAATATTCCAACCCACTCATCACCAAATCCAGCCAAGGTTGACTGATTCAGTTCATTGGCTTTCATGGGCATCTTGGCTTGCATCATTGCCATCTTTGTGCTTGAAAACATTCTGTCCGGGTCTTTGTCCTCAACAACCTTGATTGCCAATGCCTTAACTGAGTTTTCTGTTGGGCGTTTTCCGCCAGCCACTATGATATCGTTCATAAGGGCGTGGTCGCCGGGTTCAAGGTTGTCATATTTCCAAGTATAGGCAAACTTCGCATGATTGACATTTTTGCCAGTCACGTCTTGCAGCCTGCGTTTCTTGATAACCTCGTCCTCCTCTTCCCCTTCCGCCTCTTCCGCCTCCTCAGCGGCTTTCTTTTCAGCTTCCAGTTCTTCCTCGGCCTCTTTCTCGGCTTCGGCTTTACCTTCGGCTTTGGCTGCATCAAGTTCTGCCTGGCGTTCCTCGGCTTCCTTGATCTCAGCCTCTTTTTCCGCTATACCCTCAACCTTGGCCTCATTTTTCATGGCCTTGATTTCGGCTTCGGAATATTCTTGTTTACTCATTTTCATACCTTTTGTTCTTTGTAGTTGTGTGGTTTTAGGATTTTCGCTTTCGTCTACCGCGCCTCGTGCGCCAGTCTCTTGACTCAAGTCCTCTAATCCGTCAGGCCAACCAATGCCGGCCTGTTTATAAATTGATCTAAGCACAGGGAGCGCCACTGCGTCCCTGCTTGCCATTTCTCTGTTTTCGTTTTTGTTTCCGTCAACCAGTGATAGTTCAGCGACAACCCATTCCGCAATGTGTCCGTTTTCGCCTCTCCTTGACAAATGGGGAATTGTCCCGCTTGATGCAAATGCAACCCCTTGCTTTGCCGCTTCCCATACCTTGCGGGCAAACGCCGACGCTTTGTCTAAAATAACTCTGTACCATATACCGTCAAGTCGTTTCTCTACGCCTATGGTTTTTCCGATGTATTCGGGCGATTTCATTTCAGAAACGCCCCGACTATTCCCATCAAAGCCATGATAATAAACTACGGGCGGGGCGGAGAATTTATCTAAATGTAATTCTGTGGTTGCATCAAAGAACTCACCATGGGCGTCTCGGTTATCGGGGCCACCAAACGGAACACCCAACACCTCGATCTCCCAATCCCCCAATGCTTTAATTTGGATCATCTTTACTGAGTTCATAATTCCTTAAACAAAAAGCGACGCATTTGCGCCGGACGGTCTTACACTATCTGGCAAAATGCGCCGCTGATTACTCGGTGGCTTTTATTTGGTTATGTTTTCATTATACACTATTTTGTTGGTTGTGCAAATTTAGTGCTTGTTTCTTGGACATCTATCCATTGATTATATATTTTCACAGGGGTATTCTTTAGCCCCGCATCCTCTAGTCTTGCGACAATACAACCGATACACAAAAGGCCGCATCCCTTCTCGTAACTAGGGCTTATTATTTCCCATACGTCGTCTGGCAACACACACTCTACCCAACCCTCAATTCCATACTCTAATCCGCACTCCCAACATTCTGCCTTCCCTAATTTTAAATCCGTTCCCCATTTATTAATTTCAGGCATTTTTTTTCCTTTCACTCAGCCCACAGGCCGACCGCCTTCATTAGATAATAAAATACGTCAGTAGTAACCAATATGTCGGCGGCTATCTCGTTGAATTCATTTATGGTCGGATTGCAATTCTTGAATAGCTCTACCCAAATCTCGTTAGACTCTTCTACTAGGTCTTTGTCAGCCAAACCCAGCCTTTGTAGGTTTGTGTATTCAGCTTTTAGTTTACTTGCTTTTTCGGTTATCATCTTTTTCCTTCCATATTTAACCAACCGTTTCTGACTAACACATCCGCCAATGCTGTTGCAAGAGTGTCTAATTCTTTTAATTCCTTTCCTTTATCGTCCTTGAAGCACGTTAGGTTTACGGCTTCTTCAATGCCATGCAAAACCTCATGGATTATTGTAGAAAAAACCTCCCCGTCAGATTGCCCGTTATCGTAAACGGTCATCACGCTTCTCCAGTGATCCATCTGTCCCCACAGCGTACGCCTTTTGAGCGTATCAACATCTGCTGCATTTTCACAGTACTCTATTTTGTATTCAATTCCACAAATATTTACTTTTTCTGGCTTCATTTCGTTCCTTCCGCTAGTTTATCTTCCTTTTTGTGTTTAGGCACAATACTCCTCTCCAATCCTAACAACTCCTCCACAGCGCCCAGTTGCATTATGAGCGTCTGGCGTAGAGACATAAAATACTTCCGTTGTTCTTGGGTTAGGTTGGTGTTACTTGGGAAGGTCACTTTTCCTTACCTCCCGCCGTCCCTGTCCCTTTATACTCTTGCCTTACATTCTGCGGCGGTTCCCACGGGTATGCTTTTCCGTCAATGATCTTGTAAGAAAACTCACCTAGACAGTAAGGACAAGTTTTTGTGTGGGTTCCATCAACCCATTCGTATACTTCTGGGAACTGTTGCTCCCCACAAGTTGAATCAGGACACAGGATTTTGTTCATCGTCACTTTCTTTCTTCTTCGGCTTTCGTTTCCTCTTTTTTGCGATGCTCCCGTTCTCTCCGCCTTGCTTCTTTAGTTCCATTCTCCCAAGAGGCGTAGACCGCGGTAAGTCCTGCTCTGTTGTTTGTAATACCCCGCATTTAGGGCAACGCCATATCCAATCTGATTTGTCAAATAAGATAAGTGTATTGGGCGGTACAATCAGTGGGATTTGAAACGTCAACACGAAATCGCAGTTGAGTGTAGCGCATCCGAATTGCTGTTCGTACTCCTCTTTGGGATACGGGTTGATTAGCTTGCCTTTGTTTCCTGGTATTTGAATGTTGTTCATGTCTATCCTTTCACTTGGGTTGTTCTTCTGTAATATCTAATGGTTCGTCCGGAAAGTCCTCTGCGAAACGTTGTTCACAGTTCATTTCAGGTAAGCAATCTTTACAAGATACCATCGGGGTTTCTTTGGGTTCTGTTGGGTCATTACCTAAAGCACAGAATGCCAACGCCAATCTTAATCTTCCTGCATTTTCAAGTTCTATCATAATTTCCTCAGACACTTTCACAACCCCACTTCCTCTATCGTCTTTACAACCCACGCCTCGTATATCTTCACTGCCTCACCTATCATCGCTTTCGCTGTACTAAATAGTTTCTTCCATCCGTACGCGGAAGCCCACCAGATTTGATTCTCTCCGCCCAGGTCTGGAGCATAGCTGGCTGTGTTTTTCATCTTTGTTACAAACGATTCGGCTTCGATTGTCCATTTCTTTCCGTAGTTCTCGGATGTGGCGTCCACGCCAAATTTATGTACTGTTCCAAGTCCCCTTTGATAATACGGAGTAGGTGGGCGGTTGGCCGCTGTCTCGGGTGGGTAGCTTCTAAGTCCCGTTGTATCCAGGATCATGTTTGCAACCTCAAGGCCCGCCGCGGCCATGTTCTTGGGGATAACCACAGGGAATTTCTTGAATGCGGCGGCCAGCTGTTTTATTCCTTCAACTTTGATTTCAATGATAGGCATTATTTCTTCCTGGGGCGGGTGATTTTGGGGTATGAAAAAGACTCTAGATAATATTCCGTTCTTTCCTCTGATGCTTGATAGTCACATCTAGCGTATTCGGCTATTGCGCATAAATTAACAGGAATTTTAATTTTGGGTACGTTTATTTTTGCTGATATAGACAAGGACAAAATCGGTTTGCCTTTTTTTATCTCTGGGTCATTGTTATCAACCACAACGGGAAAACCAAGTATCTTCATTTCTTTTGCAACTCCACTGATTTAGTTATATCTGTCCGAACCGAAATCCAGCATCTTCCCCGCGGATGGGCTGCGGGGGCTATTTGTTTGTTTCCTTCTCCGTCTACGAACTTGCTTTTTATCTTCACTGACACACCATGCAAAGGCCAACACACAGGGCATCGCCTAACTATCGCATCGTTGTTCGTCCACCATGTTTTGATAACTCGCACACCTGGATTATCTCTTGCGAGTTGTTCTCCGGCAAGCTGGGCAGCCTGCCCGTAAAGATTAGTTACTTCTGTGATCGCTACCATTTGCGCCCTCGTTTCGTCAAACGGCAACAAATCAATCACATCTTGGATTGTCATGCCCGGGGTGGTAGCGAACTTCTCCAATGCTTTCTGGAGTGCGTCTAGCGTGGTTTTGTTCAGGGTTTTCATCCACTCAGTTGTGAATGTAGTAGCCCAATCTATTATAACTCCCTGAATGGCTATCGTGTCAATAATATCGCCCGCATCTACATTCGTTATTTCTATGCCTTGTTTAGCCAGCAAAACCACCAATGCGATAATTATAGCTATGAACTCAGGGTCGTCTAGGATGTCTTCCGGTGGGTTTACGGGACCGGATATTACCTGTTTCCTCCCCAAGAATTGAACATCCATCCACGCTCTTATTAATGCTTCTTGCTTTTTAAATAGGCGTTTGACTAACTTCTCGATCTTCAGCTCTGCCAGTTCTTTTTGTTCTCTCCCTGGTTCTATTGGGTCCCGCCTCTTATATGCGTCTGGAATAGTAACGCCTTTTGCTACAAGGTCGTCGTATAGTTCGTCTATTTTGCGGATGGCTTCAAGTTCGTTGGTCATCTGAGTCTTGTGTAATCACCTCTGAGGTATTTCTTTAACGCTCTCCTAAATACTTTTTCCGCTGTTCCGTTGTCAATCAGCTCTTGTATCTTTTCGCGTGCGTTGACAAAGCCAGTGATTTCTATCTCAACAGTTCTCGGAGGTGGGGCATCGGTTGTGCATCTTTCGTTATCCATCTTCTATCCTTTCACGGGGGGGGTCATATTCTGTAAATAACAAAAACCAGTCCCAATATTCTAATAAAGAACACGCAATCATTGTTCTCGTAACTGAACAGCCAATAACGAGTTTTCATGTAGTGAGCTTTCCATCTTTTAGTAAATGGGTTTTCAAAGTAGATTTTCTTTTTCATAATATCCTTCGCAAGGGCTGATAACTCCCCAAAGTTTCATGGTTATGATAAGAGTAATTATAGCAACCATTCTAATATCATTTTATTCCATTCTTCTGCTCTGATAGTATAGCCTTTTGTCCATTTGCGGTGATCCCAGCATACAAAAGTGCCACACGCTATCAATCTATACTTTGCATCATTGTCGCAATCTGGATGTTCGCATTTCTTCACACGCTCACGCTCTCTTTCAGCACTTTGCTCATACTAATTAACAAATCCAATCTCTTACTGTCATTACTTTCAAACTCAGCCTTCAATGCTTTCTGCCGACTCTCATTCAAATAACGGAATACAAAATCGTCAACGTCGCCACCCCGTCTCGTGTACCTGCGGAACTTCACTTGCTCATCTTCTTCCTCTCGTGTCGGTTCTTCTTCCTCTGAGAAACTGTCCTGGTTATCTTCAGTCTCTTGGCTGGTTGCGCTTGCCAGAGATACGATCTGCCCGCCCAACTCTGTATCTTCCAGAGGGTCAAGGTTCAGGAATGTTTTCCTTATTTCATCTATCGTTGATACCTTTTCCGCTGCGGCTTGCTCTGCCAGCTTGATCGCCTTATCAACAGGGCGCACGTCGTCAAATTCACCAAGCAGTCCTTCCCCATACAAAGGAAGCACTTCAATTGTGATCTTTTCTTGGATCGCCTGATTGATAGGCCACACCGCCAACTCGTCGAATGCTTCTTTGCCTGTCTTGCTGTTGGCTTCTGTGCTATTGGGTTCTAGCCACGAGAATAAACCGGGAGCAAGCACTTTGTAAATTTCCTCCTCGTTCATCTTTCGACCTTGAATAAATTCCATTTCTGCTTGTGTCATTCCTACCTTCAACCAATTTACATCTTCCCCGGTATTGCGGAGCATCATCAGGTTTCGCTTCTCTGAGTTTGATTTTACGTCCGCCTTTATCTCCTCCCATTCCGGATCTGGTATAGAGTCTTTGAATGTCAGCATGCCGGGCAGTTTAGCGCCAAGTCCCGTAAAGAATTCCGTATTATGTTTCTGCATTGCAATGTCACCGATCGAGATAACTGCCAGGGCAGCAATTGGGGACTGTCCCCAATATCTACTGAATGGGTTATACCTCTTGAAGTGGACAATCTCCCAGGGTTCTAACGCAACCGGAACACCGTCGCCAGGATCATAGGCATATCCTTTAAGGAACATCTTCCCGTCTGGTACAGGCTGGATCATGTGTGGCGGGATGGTGAATATCTCATCGGGCTTTGCAAACTCATTGGCTTTGTTCATCCACCAAAACGAATTACCCGCTATCTGATAATTGGAGGACGTATCTGTTAGAATCTCAAACCTGCTTTGTGTTGGGTTGGGTTTCTGTAGCAATATCTCAAACTCGTGGTTGAGTATCTTTTTCTTTTCCTCGTTTTCATCTTGTTCTAATACTTGAAAGGGTGTCCCCGCTACTTGCCCCGATACATGCTCTCTGGCTGCCCAAACCCACGACAACCTACGAGACAAATCTAACTGCGACCTTGTTGTGTGCAGATTGTTCACGTCCTGCAGTGCCTCAAACTCAGATGTGGCCTGTAACCATCCGGGGGCTTTATCAAGCGTGGCCTTTATCCCTGCGTCTATCATCTCCTCCACTTCCGCCCTGTTTGAATATCCGAACCCGTTTAGTATCCTATCAAATACGCTCATGTTTTCCTTATGTTACTTTCCTTTCGCTAAGGTTTCAATATCTTGTGTTATTTCTCTAGCCAAGTTCCTGGCCTCTCTTAATAAAACACTCATTCTTTTGTTTTCCCTCGATAACTCATTGTTGCGGTTTTGTAATCGTGTGATTGTTTCTTCAATGGTTGATTTCTCTGGGTATCTCACCCACCACAAAAACGCTCTCGTTGCTCTCGCAATCAAATTAAATGGAATCAATGTACACACCCAACCATCACGTATCCCGTCCACATACACCAGTCCTAACCACCACCGCGGCGCAACTCCCCAGGGCACAAATACAGTAAGCCTCATCATTCATCCTTTCGCTTTATCATTAGAATCTTTCCGCCGCTTAGAATGCAGAATGGTGCGTCGTCTCTTTTTAGCCATTCTGAAATATCGTTTTTGATTATTTCTCTATGTTTGTCGCTTAGATAATCATCAAACACAATTATGTACTTATTGTCTATGTCTATCTCAATTACTTGTTCTGGTATCACAACTCATCCTTTCACTATTAAACAAAAGCAATCAAGCTGCTCGCCGATAACCTGTTCCTCAAATCAGCCCATGACCAATAAGCGGCATCCGCTAGGTCTAACGGCTTCTTTGGGAACCTATATAATGATTTCTCTAGTATAGCATGTGTTCCGGTTACGTGAACAATTGTACCCCCCTCGTAGTCCGCCAACATCTGTTGTCCTCTGTGTGTTTTAGGACCATGCCCTGCCCCGGCCTTGTCTGCTTTGAATGAGGGCCATACTATTTTATTGTATTCTTCCATCAGTTCATCTAGCACGGCTTTGCCGTCACCCAACGGCTTCATTTCTTCTTTGATACTATCCAGCGCCCTTGCGTACACACTCAACCAGGTATCCCCGCCCTGGTCTGTCTCTATACCTACCTGTAGCGCACCCAGCTCCATAGCTTTCCTAATCGCTCTCTTGATCGCATCCTCTGGGCTGGTGATAGCTTCCCACGAGAACAGCCGGTATATTGTCCCATCCGCTGCTATGCCGTCCGCCTGTAATCCCATGTTGTCGCTTTGATCCGTACTTGTTACTGCGGGGTCAACCCATACCGCAATCCTCACTAGGTCAGGAACTTCGTCCCGTGTACAATGCCTAAATTCTATGTGGTCATACATCCCCCCGGACTTCTCTACTTCGTGCTGTGCTTCTCTCAGGAACGACGTTAGACCCCATAGGTTTATTTGTTTCTGGATCGTTTCGATTCCCTGTCCTTCGGGCCAGGTCGGATCCCCTCCTGTTACAACAAACTTGCCATCCACTTGTTCATAAGTTAGGTTCTCAATTGCTTTGTGTGGACCAGATACCACTCGGTCTAAAAGGAACTCTGCCCTTCCATCAACTAATTGTGCAAATACACCATCGGGCAGCAAAAGATTTTGTATAGCCAGTACAGCAACGTTTGATGCGCCAGCAGGTATTATGCTCTGGGTTATGATCTCTAGCTTTTTTGTGGTTGATACAATGGTGTCATGTCGTCCGTCTATGTCATCAAGGATAATAAAGTCAGGTCTAGTCTCTTCTACTTTTACGCCACGAATAGCGGTATCAAGGCCCATCGCATCTACTGTGAATCCCTGCGCGGTTGAAAGTCTGTTTCTTCTCCACCCCTTTTGCTTGCCAAACTTACCCAGCGCCCTCTCTGACATCAGCGGGTAATATCTTTCTACTCCCGGGCTTTCAAGTAATGCGCCAATATTTTCTACTGATTTGTCGGCCTGGTCCTGGGTCTCTCTCACGTACCAGCAATATGATCGTTTCTTTGATGCGCCCATTTCTATCGCGGCTACCTCTGCATCTGTGGATTTCCCACTACCTCGAGGCCATATCACAATCAGAGACGGAGGCATTTCTTTTGTTATTTCGTCCAGCCATTGCCATAATACATCATGATACACAGCAAACGGCAGCGAAAAGCTTTTTGGATAAACTAAAGGGAGCCTGTCTTGCCAGTTCTCAGGGACTTTATGTGCTTGACTAGCTTTTCTTTGGCTTATCCTCGCCAGTTCCACCTGATCCGCTGTCGGCCATAAGTGCGGCAGCTTCAGCGAGGGCGGCAAGGTCAAGTTTGATCCCGTCTGTTTCGCTTTGGGCATATTTTAACCATTCTAATAGATCCTTCTTTGATTTGTTTTTCATCTTTCTTATCATTCTTTTAGCGATTCGTAACCTTTCAGCTCTCCCCGCTACATCAGTCATAAGGCTTAGTCTGTCTACTTCTGCCGAAAATTCTGGGTGTTTTTTCCATTCATAGATAGTTCTTTCTCCCACTCCCGCTTTCTTTGCAGTTTCTTTACCGGTATATCCCATAGATAAATATATTGCTGCATTACTTCTTCTTTCATTCCACTTAAAAACTGCGGTTTTCATGCGATATTATTACAAGTCTCTTTTTGCGACTTCATTTAATTGAAATTTCCTTTCTTTGCATATTCCCATTGTACACTATTTTACCCCCCAACACAAAAAAACACCGTTAATTTGCAAATTAAAAGCAAAGGAACCTCGTGGCCTGAGGCTCCCTTACCTTCACTAATATCCTCACAAGGAGGTGTGGAGGAGATGATTCTATTATACTTATGGATTGGGCGATGTCAAGTTATCTACCCACTCCTCAATCAAATCAGCAATAGACTTTCCCTGCTCTTCCGCCATTTCCATTAGTTTCTTTTTCACTGATGGCTTGATGCGAACAAACAGACGCGCTGATCGGTTTTCTTTTTTCATGATTTCTCCGTCTTTGTTTTTTTTAGGCCTGAATAATATAAATGTTCGGGTGATATACATTCTTTATTGTCGCAGTAATTTTTTATTTGCGAATCTATATGTTTGTAGCCGTTCCAGAGCATTGTTATTATACGCCTGAGATATCTTTCTTTTTTTGTTCCCTTTCCGTTGGGGCATACATAAACAGTGAAAGCTGGGTAATCATTTGTAAATGTCCCAAGCCACAACCAACAATCAGTATATCTATCAATCTTTACATTTGCTTTAATAATTTTCTTTAATTCGTTTCTTGTTAAGTCTTTGGGAGTGAATGATTTTTGTCCCATTTTGTTTCTATCTTGTAATATTGCCCCATAACAAACACCAAGCTCCTTAGCTATTTGTGTGTTATTGAGTTTTGGATTATTTTTAATATATGCGTATCTTGTTTCTATTCTTGATTTAATTAGGCCATTTCTTGCCCCGTATCTTTTTCTTCCCGCATATCTTTTTGAAATCCCCATCTGTTTTAATGCCTTATATACAGCTTGAGGAGTAATGCCAAACTTTTCCCCAATCTCTTTCCCCGATAATTCTTCTTCGCGTGCCAGTCTAGCTATTTCTTTATTTCTATCCATTTTCAATTCACTAAAAAAACCCCTTTCGGGGCTTTCTTATATTTTCCTTGCTATGCCAAGGATTGTTTTGTCTCCGTATGGTCGCCGTACTGCCATTCCTGCATTGGCTAAAATCTTCTCCATTTTGTTTGATTCTTCTGTGTGGTCAATTCCTTTGCTTTCGTGGTCACTGTATGATACTGCTACTGCGTGGGAGTTAATTTTCGTTACTTTGTATCCGGAGCGTTTTTCTCTTCTGGTTCTCTTTGCGCTAACTAATCCGGCTTTCCTCAATTCGCTTGTTACTTTCTGGGTTGTAAGTTTTTGATAATTTCTCATTTTGTTTTCCTTTGTCTGTACCTATATTATACCAAATGTACGCACAAAATCAAGGTAGGAAACTATGATGAAGACACAACATGTAATCCAATACACAACCCAACCAGACCGATAAACACGCCAACCAAAAGCATTTTTATTCCATGCCACCGCCAGTCTGCGTTTGCCTGTTCTTCAAGTATGGTCCAGGCTTCATCGGAAGATATTGACTCCTCCCTGTTGGGGGCTTTCAACTGTCATTCCCTGGAGGACCGCCCTTATTGCTTCCGGTCACTTGGCTAAAGGAAATAGAAGATTGTCCAGCCTCACGCAAACAATCTTCAGCGTCTTTCCTGTTCTGGTTAGCCTTTCGAGTTGTGCGACCACTTGCGAGAGCCAAAATTCTCCAGGCGGCAAATATGCCCATCCATCCAAAATAGGGCGCAACTGCTTGTGCAGCGGCTAATTGATCAGGTGATAGTTCCATCATTTTATCCTTTCCAGGGTGTAAATTCCCTGGGTTGTTGGTTGAACGGCCATCGCCGTTTGAGGTCTGTCTTGGAATAGATCGTAATAAAGCCTTTGCCAGAACCCTCTCAAACTACTGGCTGTCGCTTCAAACCTTACGATCTTTACTTCATCCGGTGGAAAATAAACACATTCAAACCTTTTCATATTATATCTCCTTTGGTGGGGTTATTTCCATCCATGCATAGATACCACTAATTTCCCAATATGTGCTATTTATATTAATACACCAACGTTCAACCCCATCTGCTCTAATAAACACAGCTATCAGTGGCGTAGGAAATGGTTCTCTTAGTGTTGGTTTTTTCCTGACCTTATACTTACCAGTAAGCTCCGGCAACCTCTCATCAACTGAAATCCATTTCATGTTTGCTCCTCCGCATCTTCTAGGGGACACCAATCTGGGATAAATTCCATATCTTCGATTATCCGCTTATGTCTATGTCTAGTAGGAAATTTGCAAATGACCGCTCTCCTAACTTCATCATACCCTACATAAGGACAATGTACACACCTATGAAAAACTATCTTCTTAGCCATCTACTCACCTCCAAATAAATCAGATTTAACTATTCTAATGCAAGCCTCGACTATGGCGGCTTCGGGGGTGTCTGCAATGACAGTTGCTAAATCGTCATAATCATCTGTGAAAATCATTTTGTATTTCCAATACGACTTTTGTTCTTTCAAATCATATCTGTAACCCATTGCAGACAGCTTGAAATATAGCGTTAAGTCTTTATCGCCCAGCAACTTCTCCACGCCTAACATCGCATGATTTAGGTCTGTGAGGGGGCTGAACTCATCCTGCGTAAAAACGAAATGTCCGTCGTCCTCAAACCAGACAGGCTGCCCAAGGTATAAATCACCCGACATAAGATTCAAAACATCCTCCGCAAACACTCGCTCAATCTCAGCTTTACTCATTTTGTTGTATTTCATGTTATCCACCTTCCGCGGAATACCCACACTCAGGACACATCCATAAATGAGCAGGGAGTTCTTGGGCTTCTAGCTTTTCGGTGAGTTTGCTTTTGAATTTGGATCTTCATTGGGTGTCCTCTATATGATGTGGGTTAATAGAATACCAGTCCTCAAAATTCTTTATCTTGAGTTTGTGTGTGTTGGCAAATATCTCTAATTCACCGGTGTCGGGATGTACTCTGATTTCTAGTTGCGTACCACCCTCTAATTCTCTAAACTCTTCGTTTGGATGTGCATAGATAGTTATTGTCTGCCCCCGAAACACCCTAACAACACTAAGCTCTTCCTCGATTTTTATTACTGGATGTTCTCTCATCCTTCACTCCTTTCCAAAGTCTCTACCTTCCCGAATAACCAAGGCGCAACCTATCAGTCCTATTAGTAGCCAGTACATTATTCGGCCTCCTGATAATCACCCTCTATAACATCTGTTTCGAAATTTGCCTCACCGGGGGGGAGAAGATTGGCGAATGTGTCTTGTCTGCTCCATAGTTGAGAGATAGTTTCGCCCGATTCGTTTGCGATCATAAAAGGCATGAGTGCTGCAAACCCTGGTGAAAGCTGCTGCAGATACCACATCCCCTTGAGGGAGTCGCGCAACATAAATAGCGCCATCTTTAGTGATTCTTCCCTTTGTTTCTTATAGGTTTTCTCAGCTCGTGTGCCGTAAAAGTGTTTAGGCTTTTCAACAGGCAGGGCGGCTACTTCCATTTTGCCCTGAACCATTCCGTTAGGTGATTGCATGATGTAATGAACATGATACCCATCACGGGGGTGTTTTCCCGCGAAAGTCCCTTTCATAAATCCGGTTACTGTTCCACCCAAAAGGCTAATGGCTTCTTTGACCTCGGACTGGAGCTTTTCCGTAGATTTTCTAGAGGCGTATCCTGCCCACCCTCCCCTTGCTGTTGCGTCTTTGAAAAACGGGACGTCTTGCACCTCTTTATTATCAGGTGTAAATTCCATTATTTCTCCCCCCCTCCCTGCCAGTTGGCCTTGGCGTATTCAATCGCCTTGTCATGCTTCATACCCTGATCTAAGCCGGCTTGAAATGCTTTTGCGAATTTCTCAATAGCTGATGGCGACGCTTTCCCGATAGTAAATCTGCTTTGGTTGAGTAGCTCGTTGGCCTCTGTGATATCGTTTATGTGACAGTGTTCCATTACTTGGTCAACTGCTTTTGTGGGCCAGGGGTTATCGATTGTCCCCTTTTTCTTTCGCTTGGGTTCCTTTGCGGGGGGATCGATCTCTACACCGTCGATTATTCCTTCGGCTGTTATGTCTGCTTCGATTTCTGCAACTGGGGGAGCCTTTAATGCCGCCCGATCCTTTCGTCCATTCTTTTGTTTTTGGATCCACTCTGGCGAAGTCTCTACAAATATCAAATGCTTTTCCCGTCTCACTCTCTTGCCCCCTTCGCCTGGAGTAGAAATCATTACGGGCTTTCGCTTCAATTCAATCCCGATGTCTTGGAGGGATTCGTTGTTTATGAAATAGATAGCCTCTAGGTTTTCCGTGATCTGGATAACGTCGTGGATCGAATTGGTATGGACTGTAAGCGATGCCATTCTCTCAAGCGCCGGAACAATTACCTCAAGCCTCCCCACGATCTTGGCTATCACCGGCTGCTTCTTTCCTTTGCCGTCTTTATAATACGCGCATGGTTCACCTTTGACAAAAGGTACAGGTAATTCAGTCTCAACATGCAAACCGTCTTTTACGATCATATTTCCTTCGGTGTCTCTCAGGAATTGATATGTTTCTCCGTCTGCCCTGGCAATCATGGCCCCGGCGACATAGGCTTCGTAGTTCGCATCCCAACACCGCTCGATCTCTCGATACGGAAGCCATATATCTATCTTCTTTGGTTCGGGTCCGTAATACTGCAAGAACAACTCTTTAGCCCTAACCTCAAGTTCGTCAATCTCAACCCTGAAATAATCAAGGTCTTTGGGAAACTTGCTTTTACCTTTCGGCTCACCTTTGCGGATATCGCCTATCTTTGGGAATTTCATTTCTCGATCTGTTAATCCTTTGATTGGCATAATAATCTCCTTATAATCCTAGTTCTTTTATATTGTCCTCTGCGCTCTTTTTCTCTTTGGTGTTTGGGTCAAGGCTTGGATATGCCCGCCTGACCTCTTGAGCATTGAAGTGATCCTCTGTTCTTTTGCGTTCTACTTCTGATTTGTGGGTAAAACCCTTGGTGTCTTCATCGCATTCAACACACAGTACAATGTACTGGTCTTTTTCTTTTTGCACCCAAACGACAAGGTGTCTCCAGCAAGTCGAGCAAAGATAATCAAACGTTTTCTTTTGCGCTTGCGGGTAGGTCATTGACTGGATGTAGATGGATTGCTTGAATTTCATTTGTCTTTTTTCTCACTCCCTACCCATTCAAGCATTGCCTCTGTAATATTGAGTTGTGCCTGCTCAAGACTTTCCTTCGCTCTGATAAATCCGAGCGTTGTTGGGTGCATAGGGGTTACTTGTTCCGGCAGCTTTTCTATAACCCTCTGGATGTCTGCGTTCATAATTATAAAGTCACTCTGCTTTAGTTTATCTTGTTCCATTTATTCTCCTATTCTAGCGGTGTGAATTTTTCGCCAATAGCCAACAACGCTGTTCCGGCAATATTGTGCATGTTCTCTATAACGCTTCGGGCGTGATCGAGTGGATTTCTCTTGAACGCACCCTCGGCTTTTGCTATCTCTAACAATGCGGTTTTCATAATGAGGTGTTGGTTTCCTGAATTTATTACTTTATTTAGTTCTTCCATTCTTTATTCCTTTCGATCTGATAGCCGATAAGTATTGCGGGGGTCATGTTACCTTTGGTCAAAGAAATCACAGACCATGCCGGAGTCTATCATGTGTGGTTTGTCTAGTTTCTGGCATATAAACCCGTGGTATGTAAAGGCGCAAAATTTACATTCTTCGCAACCACCTTCTGTTCCTCTGTAGTTCATTTTTGTTCTGTCGGACGGGGATAGGTTGAACGGTCTATCTTCTGGCATTTCACATTCTCCTTATTCTCTAAATCTAGGCGGGTCTGATATGTGCTTCGATTTTAGCCATCTCGATCTGGTGTGTTGCAATTGCCATACATCCTTTTGCCTTGATAACCTGAATGCTTGCCTTGTGTTCCGTTAAGTATTCAGTGTCCAGCGAATCCCTTAGTCTTGCGTCGCGCTCTGATTGATTCTTTCCTTCAACGCCCTGAATTATCAAAACGGTTTTAGATTCCTCTAGCTTGAATTTCGCCTCTGATTGAGCCACTAGCGCATCCATTAATTCTAATTGCCTGGTTATAAAAATATCTAGGGCTTTGTCTGTGTCCATCTTATTCTCCTGTTCTAAATTAGTTAGCAAACCCAACCCTCGATATTCTGAGGGCTGGTTGTTACGGTGTCAACCTCAACCGCAGGCTTTCCATAATGATGACGTAAACCGGATACTGCTTTGAGTTTGCCGCCGTCTTTGCGGGTTATTATTACGTTGCGTCCGATCCATCCTGTGATTTTTACTTCGTGTCCTTGGTATTTCGTTGGTTTCGTTTCTTCTGTTCCGGCGTTGAAAAAATCCTCTATCGGCGGATAGTTTCCGTCTTTGTCTGGCCTGTTGTAAATTCTTTCATCGTTTGGTATTAGTGATTTGTTCATCTTCTTCTCCTTGGCGGTTTGTTTGTCTATACATATTATACCTATTTCTAGGTATCTGTCAATACCCAATTCCCTATTGACACGGAGATAATTATATTGTATCATATCAGTGGAGGTACAAATGAAATTAAAACTAGATGTAAAATCAGCAATTGACGAACTAGGGACACAGACTCATTTTTCGGAATTGTCCGGCCTAAACAAGAACACGGTCAACCGCCTCTACAACGGAGTCGGCACAATCAGCTTAAAGGTTCTCGCGAAGGTCATGCAAGCCACAGGCAAGCAGCCGAACGATCTGTTTATTGTGACAGAGGAATCCAGTGGATAAGAAAACAACGTTGAGGATCATAAAATATTTACGCAAGAATAAAATTAGCGACAAAAGCATTCAAAAACTCTTCTTCACAGAGAACTATACATTATGGAATTTGGCAACTCCCTTTGGTGCAGCAAATACCGAGATAGTAAATAACCTAATTAAAATATGCGAATCAAAAAATGACGACGACGATTAACCACTTCGAAAAACAAAAACGCTATTACACCAACCACCCACTAAAGAAACAGGCGCACAATCACATCAGCTACTTGATCCGCACTGGACAAATCAAGCCCGCTAAAGAATTGAAGTGCGCCCACTGTCCCGATCAAGCAAAAAGCTACCACCACCCTAACGGATACAGAGGCGAACACTTGACCGACGTTATACCGTTGTGTCAAAGTTGCCACATGGAAGAACACAAGAACTAGAACCTTAACATCGACGATTCTATTCAGGGTGCATCGAGGGTAGATTGTGCCAGACCCCACGTTATAGGAATCATGCCGGCTCTTTTGCCTAGTGCTGAAAAACGCCGTGGGGAAAAGCCAGTCGAGCGACCTGGACACCCTGAATAGAGTTGTTGATAATAAGCCAGAGTGTTATTAACTAACTAGAACGAAATAAAAGGAATATTATGGAAATTTGGAAATTCCCCTTTGAGATTGAAGATTGTTTTGAAATTGAAATGCCGTTTAGCGCGAAAATTTTAACGGTACAGTATCAAGGAAACACCCCTTGTATTTGGGCGATTGTAGATACCGGAAACTCCAGAGCGACAATGAAATTCAGGGTATTGGGTTCCGGACACTACATAAATTCTTTTGATGGTTTGGAGTACATCGGCACAATTCAACAGCCTGACCTGCCATTAGTTTGGCACATTTTTGAAGATATAAAACCCAGCCTGTCGGACTAGAAAGGAGCGGCATGAATCTACAAATAGACAATCAAATAATAGCCATGCGCACTCTATGGATAATAATGCTAACTTTCTTATTCTTTGGAATGTGTTTGTTTAGTGCTTTTGTTATCTGGAAAAACGGGCAAGAAGATAAATAGAATTGATAAGGAGAAGTGAAATGAAAACCTGGTATGCCCGTGCCCATTATTGGGAGAGTGAAGAAGACAAAAAAATCACAGCCGACGACGCACAAGAAGCTGCTGAATCTTTCGTTGAGCGTTGTTTCGCAAGCCTTGATTGGCCTACAGAAATAAATGTTTTTGTCTTTGATGAAAACAAAGAGAACAAAAAAGTCTTTAATGTAATCGTAGAGTCTCTGCCGGTGTTCTCGGCTAAAGATATAACCGACGACGTAATAGAAATCGACTTTCTCAAATCGCTGTAAAATGGTATAATCATATTGCCATGTTAATAAAATACTACCTTATTGAAAAATCAGAGCAGTTAGCGTCCTACATGGCGGACGTTGGCTGCTCTGATTTGTTGAGGCAATAATGAAGCTATACAATATAGGCAAAACAAAACTAATCGACTTCAATCTCACTGGAAATATCATCCCGCCGTCCTGGTATCAACATATAAAAAGAGAGAACGGAAAGCCTTACTCAATCGCCATTGAGCTGCTAGGCGATATCTGTTTTTGGTATCGACCTATCGAGGTTCGGGACGAAAAGACTGGCGTACCCGAAGGACACAAAAAGAAATTCAGGGCTGACAAACTCCAGAGGGCGTACGGGGCATTCGCTGATTATTACGGATATTCAAAAAACCAAGTTCGTGATGCCTTGAGGCATCTTGAGGAAATGAAACTCATTGATCTTGATTTTAGAAATATCATTGTCGCTGGAACAGAGATAAACAACGTCCTTTACATCGGGCTAAATGTGGCGAAAGTCAAATCAATAACGTATACCCTATCCCAAAAGAAACAGACAGGGGCTAGAAAGAATCAGATAGCACCCCCAAAAGAATCAGATACAAATACAGAAGATCACCCAAATAATCACCCAAAAGATCACACAGAAGAAAAGAATGGGGCAAAGCCCACCCCCCGCAAAAGGGATATTCTTTTAGATCATCCAGCTATCAAAGCCCACAAAGATATAATTCGATTGAACGTTCCTATTATCTTTAGACAAACCGTTGTCGATACAGTGGGCGATAGTCCGGCTTCATTGAACAAATGGAAACAAGTATTGAGGGATTGGATTGGATCGGGATACAATCCCAGGGGAATCAAAAATATCCTTGACAAGTTTCAGGGAGGAAAGCCTAAAAAGGAAAACCCCGAAGATGGCTGGAAGAAGTATGTCGAAGGTGAGTATTCAGATTTTATTGAGCATTGAGTAAGGAGTTATTATGAGAATGGAAAAGGTAAAATTTAAAATAAAGGATTGCCCTCGCTGTCACAAAAACCACAACGCACAAATAAAAGTAAAGCAATTTGTTGTTCCAATGAAATTTAAAGGTGGCGACGTAGTGACTTGGTGGGCATTATGCCCTACAACAAAAGACCCAATTATATTCAAGGACACCAGAAAGCATTGGTCTAAATGGAGTATTCCTCTTGACGAAATAATGCTTTCAATTGAATGGAATTATACTGATAACTTAAACCAGTCTGATGACGACGAATCCAATGACTAAATTGATTTAATTTGCAAATTAAACTAAAGGAGTAAAGCGATTATGAAATGGCTAACTAACCCTGGAATATTCAAACCCGCTAATTGTCGTCAATGCGGCACTGTTTTCAAACGCACCAGCCCCGCGCACGCGTATTGTAGCGATGAATGTTGGAAAAGGCGCGAACGCCAAAGAAACCGAGCGCGGTATATTAGAAAAAGAGAGATGATCAGATGAGAAAAATCCCAGCAACAAATAGTTATCCCAAGAAAGACGGAAAAGCATGGGCGCAAAAAGCCCAGACCGAAAGCCACCCCGCGGGCAAGAACTTAAAGCTGTTACTGATCCACCCCCGTTCTGAGCTTCAAAGGATTTACTTGTATAGATATTATCCGGATATGCCGGAGGTGGGATGAAGGTGTCTTTAGTAAATTCCAACGCCCTAAGTATTCCGCTTGCTGACAATTCGGTTCATTGTGTAATTACTAGTCCTCCTTATTACGGACTTCGTGATTATTCTATATCCGGTCAACTCGGGCTTGAACCAACCCTCCAGGAATACATTGATAACACAATCAAATGGTGCGCTGAAGTATGGCGTGTTCTTAGGGACGATGGGACGTTCTGGTTGAATTTGGGGGATAGTTATACAAGCGGGAACAGAAAAACAAGGGACCCCGGACAATCAAAATTACACCCAGCTCAACCAAAGGGAACAGAAAGAACAAAAACACCAGAAGGAATGAAACCAAAAGATCTTATGCTAGTTCCTCACCGTGTAGCAATCGCCCTGCAAGAATGGGGTTGGTGGGTTCGCTCCGATATTGTATGGCACAAACCTAACCCGATGCCCGAAAGCATGACCGATAGACCGACCAAATCACATGAGTATATTTTTCTGTTGACGAAAAATAAAAAGTATTATTATGATGCGGATGCGATTAGGGAAACAAGCACAGACCCAGAAAGCTTTAAGGGAAGAAGAACAAGAGGCCCAAAATCAATATACACAGAAGGAGGATACGCCCCTGGAATGTCCCCCCAGTCAATAGATACTGGAAACGGGCCGGATGGTAAAACATATCCCAAACGCAACAAACGCACAGTCTGGACCACAGACGAAGATGAGTTTTCCCAATTTCTTGATTGGAAGGCCTCGCAGATTAAATACAAATCAGACACCTGGACCATAACCACCAAACCATATAAAGGCGCACACTTCGCAACCTTCCCGCCCGAGATACCGGAAATTTGCATCAAGGCGGGGACATCTGAAAAAGGCGTTTGCCCTGTGTGTGGGAATCAATGGGAGCGAATCACAGAAAAAGAAACCACGTTTGAGGGGGGATCTGGCAAGGCTGGCAGAACACCGGAAGAAATTGGCGGCAAATGGGGCGATGATAGATATGGGAAAAATATACTTCTTGGTCCAGTCAATCACGTAACCACAACGGGATGGAAACCCACCTGCCCCCACGATGAAGAACCTGTACCAGCCACAGTTTTAGACCCATTCGGGGGTTCCGGTACAACCGCAATGGTCGCTAATCAATTAGGCAGACGCGGAATATCCCTTGATCTGTCCTGGGAATATTTACAACTTGCCAGAGAACGGACCGGAATAAAAGCCCTTGATGATTGGGGTAAAGGAATCGAGGCAGAAACTAATCTCGAAGGATTGCCAATGTTTGAGGGCGTGGAATGAATCCAATCCAAGAAGATAGACACAACTGTGAGGTTCCAAATTGCAAAACAAATAACGGCCATCAACACACAGGAACCGACTGGGACCATTGCATCTTCAAAAGGAGCAACAAAAAGAGCAGACCGGACATAACAAAATTTGTGAACAACCCCCTCAACATGCTCCGGGCTTGCGCCAACGCTAACAGGATCACAAAAGAAACAGACAAATGGAACACAAAGAAATGGCTGATCGATCATCACTTAGAACATAACCGAAAAGAGTTTTTAGAATGGATCGAACACCCGCCGCGCAAATTCCAGGCGAATGATATGTTCAAGATTTATAATTATATTGCAACTAAACTAGACGAAGAAAAGGAATAGAAATGACTGAAATAACGAATGAGGATTTACTTGAAAAGCTGAATGAGGTATTAGATCAGGGCGATGTTATATTAGAAGCAATAGGTGGTGAATGGACGCCCACAGACCCTGACTCACAAGAACCACCAACGCCAGATCCAGACCCGCTACCTAACCTGCCGTATGTCACCATGAGAGAAGATGCACCACTCATGGAAGTAGGCAACTACGACGATAATAATAAGATCGTGTTGCGCCTCCACAAATTCGGCCTTACCAGAAGAGGGCGTATTCTAGGAAAGGAAGGCAAGAGGCTTTACCACATAGACAAAGTAAAAACCGCCCAAGGTATCGCGTTCAAGTTGTCCCCACTCCAAGAGGTTGACGGGAAGTCGCTGACAATAGGATCGCGCACACCGCCAGAGCAGATCCCCGGAACACGGAACCCGAGGGAATACGATAAGCATTTCTATATTCTAAAGAGACTGGTGAAAGTTTAATTTGCAAATTAAAGGAGCCGGGAAACTCGCCCCGAAGGAGACGACATGAGCGACAAGGAATGCGTACACTATTATTTAACTATAAAAGTAGACGGCGTTGATTGCAGGGATTGCGGCGAACCCATGAAAGTAATTACAAAAGCCGAACACAAACTAATGGAGAATGTGATAGAGGCTGTAAGGGATAACAAAGCATCGGGGCTTTCGCTTGATGTGATAAAAGCCCTCGAAGCTCTAGGAAAACGTGGATTGTAGATGTTCCGATAAAGATAGATTTATCCGAATAAAGGAGATTTACCGATGATTAAAAAATGGTTTGTTTCACAGTACGAAGATGCCCTGAGTAGCGGGAGTGAGGTTGGGGCGCACACAGCAGACGATGCCGCGGCAGAGTGGGTTGACTGGAATTATTCAGATTTAGATTATCCGTCACATATCCATGTGTATGTTTCTGACGGCAAGACGGAAAGCAGGTATCTGGTTGATGTTGAGCAAACCCCTCATTTTTCAGCCAAGCCCGACCCACACATTTAGGAGAATCTAATTATGATGGAACCAACATGAACCACGCCCAAGAAAAAGGAGATAAGTGATATGGATAACAAAGATTTGAATTACATACTTTCGTGTATTGAGAAGTCATTAGACGATGAAAGCGGGAACGCAATTAGCGATGCAGGAAAGAGGGTTGATGCTGAACTCACCGCCAAAGATGAGAGGATTGCGGAGCTAACGAAAGCAGGGCAAGAGCTACATGATTTTATTGACCTGTATGTTACATGGGGCGATCATTATGGAGAAACAGACGCAATCGCAACGGTTGAGAAATCGTTTGATTTGCAGAACTTACTCATCAAACTAAAAGAAGCCCTACAAAAAGAGGATGCGACATGAGTGAGTTGAATTTGCCAACGATGATTGACCTCACGGATTTGGGAGTGGTTCTAACCGCCCTCTCAGATGCAAGGAATATGAAAGCTCACTATGAAGGTATTGCTATTGTGCAAACAAAAGACAATAAAAAACTGCACAAAGAACTCGATGAAGCAAGGGATGAGGTGGAGAGTATTCACAAAGATTTCGATACTCTTGGTGTTCCGAAAAGCACGCTACACGGGAGATTGAATCTTCTTGTAGGAAGTTATGAAGCTGAAAGAGCTGAACTAAAAGCAGAACTAGAACGGAGAGGTGAAGGATGACACCAGAACAAGTAGCAGCAATAAACGTAAGAAACGACATGATTGGCGCGTGCTTTTGGGTGTTTGTGGGAATGGTAATCTTTTTTACAGCACTAGATTACATTCTACAGAGACGCAGGAAAGGCTAGACAATGAACATAAAAGAGATTGAGAAAATCAAAGAAGCATACAAAAGCATTACTGCTACAGGAGGTGCTGAGTATAGTGTGAACTTGTTGCTGGAACATGTCGAACAACTTGAACAGGAGAAGGAACAATACGGGAAACTCCTCGATAACATACATGATTTTATGGACAGGCTAGAAGTCCCGATGGGCGACCCTGACAGAAGGGTTGTGATGTACGCTGAAAAACTTGAGCAGGAGAATGAGAGACTGCGGGAGGGGCTTGAGTTGCGAATGAAAATAGAATTAGACATTGCCAAAGAAAGACTGGAGATTGCAGAAAATGTATTGGTTATGGAAGGAAAGATTGATAACTCTTATTACACATCTAAAGATAGGGCGAACCTGTCCTCGTTGCAGGCTTTGATAAACAACAGACAAAAAGAACTTGACGCTCTCTCAAAGGAAGATCGGGCTGATTCGGGTGAGTAGTGGTATAATATGGTAACGCTAAGCATTGACGGAACTTCTACTTTAAAACTTAATAAGGGCATAAGCAGCCTGACACCAACGAGATTCCGTCTCAGCTTAGCGGCAATTGGTGTCAGGCTTTTTGTGTCTTTAGGATTGAGCATGAGAGACACCAAAAGAAGATCGTACCATTATAGAAAACATTGGGACGATTTAATAGAAATGCACGGGAGGACTTGCTTTTATTGCCGTGACCAAATAGCAACTTGTATAGATCATGTTGTCCCGCTTTCTTGGGACAATGACAACGACTTCAATAACCTTGTTCCCGTATGTATGTTTTGCAACGCACTTGCAGGAAGCAAACATTTTGAAGATATTGACCAGAAAAGACAATACATCTTATCGAGGCGGAAATATAAACGAACCAGGAGGGCAACCTGTACAGACTGTATGCTTCCGTTTGCTTATCGCATTCATTCGCCGTCTTTGTTCCTCTGTGCTGAGTGTTACGATGAGGAGTATGAAACGGAAATGGCAGAAAGAACCGAATGGCAAAGGTGGTTGGGCGAACTACGAGAAGCCGAGATCGAACCGGACGCTCACAGATATGCAAAAGGCAACGTAAAAATTAACAAGAAAGGTGGAAGCAAAAAGAAATTTATAAAAAAACTACTTGAGTATTACGACATCCTGGAAGAGCAGGCCTTAACAAGTTGATTTACGAGTATCAAAACAAGCCCTGGTTTGACGCTAGGGCATTTCTACCCTAATCTACCGCTAATGACAAACGAAAGGAACTCTAAAAAATTAGATTTACAAAAATCAGTGGAGAGGCTGTTTTTCGTTTTTCGCATTTTTCAATTAGAGGGCCGAACAGACCCCGAAGCATGCCGAAGAGTCGCACTCAAGCTCAACCCGTATAACCCCAGGAAAAACCAACCCTGGACGTACTCTTACATCCGCAATATTTACACTGGCAAACAACCACCAAGTAGGTATATAATTCCCGCAATAGATAAACTTTACGAAAGACTCATCAAGCCGCCCAAGCCCACCCGCCCCCGCTACCGCAAAATCATCGAAGCAACCAGCAAGGAACAATGGAAACAGTGGAACACCCTGACCGCGGACGAATTGCGACAAGCATTAGACAACCAAGTGAAAGGAAAGGAATATGCTCAAAGGAAAAATAACAGACTTACCAGAAGCTGAACCGCCAGACCTGGAAAACGGAGCGTTCGTTTTTTTTCCTAACGATGGTAGCCCTGCTATAAGGTGTTCAATTGAAGACATTGCAGATTTTGTTATGGAGTACATAGAAAAGAAAAAACCTGATTTTGTTTGGTGAGATAACCAAGTGAAAGGATACTAAATGTGTAATTTTAACGATACTGTAATCCTAGCTGTCCCAATTTCAGCCGAAGCAAGCCATACTGGAAAATTCCGATGGGCAATGAAACCAATTGACCGTTGTATTGCTCCCTATGTGCAAGCCCTAAATGATGCAATGCTATATACAGGTGGAAGCTGTTGCGGTCACGGAAAAGATAATGGGTTTATTGGGCTACACGACGGCACAAGATTTACCATAAATAAAGTTGATTTAGAAAAGTGTCATGTGTAACCGAGACAGAGCAAAGGAGGCTCTGAGAAATGGCAAGTAAGTTAGTAGGCCAAGAATTGAATGTTGTGCTTCAGTGGCTGAAGTCAGACGTCATATTTGAAATGAAAGCCATTGCGGGTTCTGTTACTCAAAGCGTTGATTTGTTGGACACATCTGTGCTGTCTGGCGGTAGCGTTTATCTGCCCGGGCAAGAATCAATTGAAGTAAATCTCACAGGTTCAGGTGGCACGTGGGGTCATGCTGATTTTAGAAACAGGGTAAGAGAGCTGCAAGCTGTTGACGAATGGCTTTGTATCCATTGCAATTCACCGAACCCAAGAGCCAGGAAAATGCGCACGTATAAAACAATTGAACAAATAACACACTGCTTGAAGTGTGGAGCAGCAAGACCGTTTTTATATGGCTAAACGAAATCGCCCACGCAAAAAGAAAGTCGTAGAGGCCATAAAAGAACCTGATCGCCGCCTCTCCCTCAAGGAAACACACATCAACAACGGAGGCAATAATAGAAGCTGGAATAAATTGCTTTACAGCCTCAAGCCAGGGCAAGGATTGAAGCACCGCCCTAATAGAAAAAAGATAATGATATGTCGGCACAATCTAACAAGAGATATGTTTATTAACTAGTGAAAGAAAGGAATTAAAATAATGACTATTTTTTTGGGATGTTTAGGTATCGGGGTTGTTATGGTTGTCGGCTCTGTCTTTGGCGGATGGGCATTGTCAATAATGTGGGGTTGGTTTATAGTCCCGCTTTTCGGCTTGCCTGGTTTGTCTGTTCCTTATGCAATTGGACTTTCTTTGACACTCAATTACCTAATCGCCAACAATGACACTGGGCGAAACAAAGATGAAGATAAAACCGAAGCCGCAATTTATGCTACCATAGTGGCTTTTGTAAAACCTCTGTTTATCCTTCTCTTTGGTTGGGTGGTCTTGCAATTTGTATAACAGATAAAGAAGCATTCAAAAGGAGGTGATGCCATAGCCGATCTTATCCATGCCGCGCACCACGGGATGCAACCCTCTTGGATAAACAAACTGCCCCTCGTAATGAGGGGCAGAATGCTTTGGAGATAATTATTTTTTGGTGGCTTTTTCTTTTGCCTTCCAATACCGGGCGATCCCAATTCCTACAGCCGAGGTTATCAGCGTAGCAAGTTCGGGGTCGGTTTCTTTCAGGGTCTCAAAAAGCTGAAAGACGTTAAGATCATATTGGTAAGCAGCACCGATACCTAAGATCGCCGCTAGGGCAAGGGACCCGTAGCCACCAATATGAAGCCAGCTAACCTTTATCTTCCCGGAAACTCCCCTGGAAGCCGCTTTCGTGTACTCCACAATTTCCTTCAGGGCAAAACCAAACAGCCCATAAAAGACAACAGTGGGACCTACTGCGTCAGTTAACCAATTAACAATTGTATCCATTTCTTACTCCTTTACTAGTTGATAAAACACTTGACATAATACAATCAAGCTGTACAATAAACCTGAACCTCACCTCAACTTTTGCGTAATCGGTTGCGAGCGATATACAGGATGCGCCACACTTAGACTGCCTGGTGAGGTATGGAATTATTATTACGACAACAGAGAAATTATAAGCGCACCGCCTCCTGTTACAATAGCGCCAACCAAAGAGGCGATCACAATCGTTTTGCGTTCTGCTTTTTCTAATGTCCTTAGTCTTTTTTCGTGATCGTCAATGGCCTTGACTTTTAGTTTCATCGTCGCGTGAAAGCCTGCGTCTTCCTCTTTCTTTTCGTACCATTCTTTTACAAACCCCCTAAACTCCTGGGTTAGCTCTTTGATGTCCTCTTTGTCTTGGGCGTTCATTTTATCTTTCCCTTTTTATTGTTGTCTTGTTTATAGGTAACCCCGCACCACTCATAAAGCTCGGGCACGGTGTAGTTTGCTACGTTCAAGTCAATTACTTTCTTCCCAACAAACCCATAAGCCTTTGCATCGCCAGACCATGAGTACTGAAAAATATCCCATGCGCTGTCCGATCTCTTGGCGTGATGGTTCCCTATTCTCAATCGCGGGCTTTTCAATGGGCTTTCAATCCAGAACAACTGTGCAACCCACAAAGGCCAATCCAGCATCCAAGATCCGTGAGGATCAAGGTCTGTGACGATCTGGTTTACGTTGGCATACATCCCGACCCTGCCCTCGAAATTCTGTGCGAGATATTCAATTATCCTCCGGCAGTTTTCGCTCGATCTGTAATTGAAGTTATAGTTTTCCCATTCATTGCTTTCAAAGTCCAACCAAAGCATGTGATACTTTGTATATGGGTTCTCTGTGGCAAGGCGTAAGAATAATTCGGCTTGATCTAACCAGTGGTCGTGATCTTCATAATAATGATACGCGCCACGAATCCCAATCTTGTTTATTCGTTGGCTGTGGTTGTCGTACTTTTGGTCTTTGGTTATCCCGTAAGATAATCGTTGAATGGCGAAGTCCACCGGCAGGGGAGTTTCTTCTGGTAATATCCAATCGTCGGCCCACTTTGAGAAGTCCAGGCCATGCGCCCTTCGAGATATGCGCGGTAGGTTTCTGAACGGGTCGTTCATCAACGATTTTATATATCTATTATTTATCCACTGCCTGAGTAGATTTGATTGTCTTATTATGTCTGCCATAATGCACCTTGTGCTTTCGTGTTGTCTCCTAAAAAATAGTCATGCCCGGAATAAAATCAGGGGGGACTAGCTCCGAATAAGAACGTCCATCACCACCATTATAAAGCCATTCAACATTCCCCAGTGTGAGTTGTTCCTTAAAATATGCGATCTCATCTAAAAGCCCATCAAGATTTATACTTGCTGCTTCTCTATCCCCGAACCACAGCGGCCTTGTGGTCGTCCCTGCCGCCCCCGTTGTGGCCGCCGTTTCAAACACGCCAGCATTTATACTTATTCCAACTTCGTTGTCTGTTGCGCTGTGATATGCGGCGCAAAAGTACCACGTGCTAGGGTTTAGTCCAGCAGACCAGCCCACCGCTCCCCTAATTGTATTGCCGCCATCAAAAACAAAGATAGCAGGTACGTCGCTGTCATCTTTGATAATAGCGTATTCGCGGTTGGCGGTTGTGTCGTCTTTGTTGATAAGCACTTCATTTGAGCCGCCGCCATCAAAGTTGAACCAAAATACCCAGGTCGCATCAATATCCCCCATTTGTAACGCGGCCTCGCTTGCGCGGGAGAAGTACTCATTACTTCCCGCAACATAATCGCGTGCCGTTAATACTACCCCCGCTCCTGTGCCAACGCCGTTGTTATCTGCCATTGTAAGGTTTGACGTATGGGAATCAAGAGCGTTTCCGCTTCCCTCGTTTTGATCCCACCAACCAATTAAATTTGCTGAACTAGGCTTTACTGCAACCATTAACTCTCCCTTATCGCCATGTAGACTTTTAGCCCCAAGGCTTCCGTTGTGTGGTTTGCATCAATATCAAATGTGAGAATATTGCCTGCTGCAATCGCGGTGGTTGTGAGGTCTGGCTGGGTTCCGTTTGTTTGTGTTCCTTTTTCTGTGGACAGTATATCTAACTTGTTCGTCGCCATTATGGTCGTACCGTTCAAGTGAATGTCAACCACCATTGTTCCCGTTGTTCCGGCCGTGTCAGTGGTCGCCGCTAACTGATCGTGAAGGGTATCGTCTTGTAATATTGTTCCGCTAAACGGGACAGTGAAATCCCCGCCGATGTCGGTGTCTGCTGCAGCGTCTACGCTTGGCGCAACCAAAGAGAACACCAAATACCTAATATTTCGCTTACTTGCAACAAACAGATCAGGGGTCATGGTTCTGTTTGCGGTTGCCGAATCTATCTCCGCGGCAGTTGCGTATTCAGCCTTCCCAGCAGCAGCAGTAGAAGCCGCCCCAACCGCCGCGGTTATTAGCGTTGTCTCAAAGAAATTCGTGAGGGTTATCTTTTGACTGTCTGCAGATCCGCCCGGATCATCTACTATTTCAACTAAGTCAGTCCCTATAGGGCTGCTGTTTTCAGGGAGCTGGGTGGTTTTTTTGTCTGCCATTTATACCGCCAATACCGTATCTGCAACGCCTAGCGGGTTGCTGGTTGGTGTTCCTAAAATTCCTGAAACAATATCAATCACCTTGTTGGCCGCTCCCAATGGCGCTGTGTCAAAAGAGGTCAATCCCGCTGCCCCGTTCATCGGAGCATAAAAGATTAACCCACGCATCCATAGGCCGGGAGCGTTTGAAGCGTGTAGGCTTGCGAACTCTGCGGCTGTCCAGATGACGTTTGCAATATGGATGTCAAATATCTTGCCGTTGAAAAACCCGGCTGGAGCGCCGCCATCTATTGCCCCAACCGCAAGCCCATCGCCCGCGTCTGTTTGAAAAGCACCTTCAGCCGCTACCGTTTCATTTGTATCTGCAACACCATCCAGGTATATTATCGGGTCGTTGTTAATGTTTCCGATGTCCATTGAACCACCAACTGAATATGTCTCACCAATAACGGAGCTGCTTGCTGTGGTTTCCCATTGACCAATTGCAACCGTAGCAGTCTGGATAAACTCGAAGGTGTCATTGACCTTGTTTCTTGAAAGCGACCATCCGGTAGCCGCTGCCGCGGGCGTTTTTGACAACATTCTGTTAATGTTGTCTGAGCCATCACCGTCCACTGTTGTTCTTAAGAATATGGACTTAGTAGCCAGGTCATCATATATCGCATTGTCTGCGAAGTTTAAAATGTCTGCGCTTCCATCAAAATCAACGGGCATAAAACTCCTCAAATTCTTGCGGGATAGTATAGAGGATATCCCACATATAAAGCTCGGCAAATATCTCCTCAAAGTTTCCGTTTTCGAAATGCTTTTGGACATACTCACATAATTCGCCTTCGCAATCCTCGATATACAATTCGACCGCCTCAAAGAACTCAAACGAAGGAGCATAAGCAATATGCCCAACTTCGTGCAAGGCGCTTTCTTCATCTGTTGCAAAGATTAGGTGATAGTCCTCAATCTCAAAATGAAGTCCTAGCGCACCGCTGTTGTTCCATATTTCAAAATAATCCTGGCCTGCCATATCCCCACCGGACACAAACGCCGTGAGCATAAACAAGATTCTACTAATTAGGTTCATCATAATTTATCTCCTTTACTCCATTATAAAGGATTTTGGTGTGAAAACATACTACACAAAGTATCATGGTTTCTATGTTGCCAATGCAAAGTTAATTGCCAAACTGGTTAATGCCAAGTTACCTACGTTTGCCGTGTCGCCTCCGGCGTCGCCGTCTCGCATCATAGCAAAGTTGACCCAGTCATCTTTCACAACGCTGTCGTTATTTGTCAACACCTGACTAAATGCATCCTCTGTTCCAACCGCGTCTGGGACCGTAAGGGTGAGTACATTTGCAGTGTCGTATACTTTCGCTGTTCTGGTTATGTCTGTGTCTGAGACTGCCGCGACATAGAAGTTCAATACAGCCTCGTCGTCCGAGTTCACGCCTGTCATATAATAAGAACCCACAACCGTCGCAGTCACGCCATAACCACGGGGCCAGCGCGTTATCCATTGCCTAGAGTTATCCGCTGTTCCACTAAATGTAAGTATCGGAATAACGGGTTTGTTTCCGTCAACCGCTGCCCCGGAGCTTTCATTTGTCTCGCTTCCTGCCGCGGTAACCCCTGTTAGTGGGGCATACGCAACTGCTGGATTGGGAGGCCACAAATCGACCCGAAAGAAACCATTCACAGCAATGAAGTTATTTACCAGTTCGTTCCAGTCAGAGGCCAATACAACATAGCCAGCTATTTGAGTATCAGGTGTGCTAAACGCCATAATAAATCCCGTTTACTAATAGTTTGTTTTCTTCCTCAAGATCCTTGTACGTCTCTCCAAAATGTGGGAGATAGTTTCTTTGTTTGATCGCCCTGCGTTCTGATAGCAAGTCTTTCAATACTCCTATATCACCCCAATCAACGCGGAATGGTCTGTGGTCGTTCTCTACACTCAAGCAGCTCGTGCAAAACATCTTTTGCGTATTTTCGTCCAAGGGCATATTCGCATCACAGATTTTGCCAGGACATTTCGCATACCAACGGCCTTTTGATACCGCTGCTTTCACTTCGCCTTTCGGATGCTCCCAATCTGGGCGACGCACGATCCCGCGCGATAATATTGTATTCTGTATCCAATTTCTGTATCCGTGTTTTCTACATGCTTCGTTTTCGTGCGAAAGACTTCTAATTATGTCCATTATCCGATTCCTAGTCCAGTCTCAAATTCTAGCCTTGATGTTTCCAAAACCCAGAACGCCTGAAGATCCGCCGCCCTTGGGAATATTGTAAAATCAACCATATTCTTGTTTACTATTGTCGCTTCATATCCTTGCACAAAGAAATCCTGACTAACTCCTGTGTGGTCTTCAACTAAAGTAAATCTACTGCCTGGTTCAAGGACTAAAAAACCATACATTGTTTTACTGTCGTAATTTGCATGAAAGGGAATTCCCTTAACGACTACATCGTCCGCTGTTGTTTCTGACAGAACAATGTCGCCATAGGATTGCGTCACAGTTACATCCGGTTCATATTTAAAGTTGACTGATAATGAGATAACCCCGTGTATGGCTTGACTGTCAGTATCCTCTCTAATGCTTTCAAATTTCTGGTAATCATAAATTCCTTTCCCTCTTGCCTGTAACAACGTTATGAATATAGATGCTGTGTCTGCGTTGACCAATTCATATTCAACTGCCTCTGTTCCATAACTTGCCGTCACGGTTAGCTGAGCTGTTTTATCCGCGCCACCTCCATCTGCTTGTGCATTAGCGGCGTAATCTGTAGCCGACTGGGGCGTAACCATCTCTGTCCCAGAAACCTTGCGACCAGAGCCGCTTGGGTCAATGTACGCGCCTCTGTATCCGCTTAGTGTCTGCCCTGCCGTGAGTTCAATAACTTCATTCAGCGTAAACAATATTGTCGTGGCCGCTGCGTCGATCTCAACAGGATTGCTTTCAGATTTGATAAGATTTGCAAGGTTCGCCCCTATTTCCACGTCCATATCTGCCATGTTGTTGCTAAATACTGCATCTTGTGTTTCGTTTAATATCCTAAAAGAACCGTCCTCATCCAGTTTGAAAGTGCCGTCCTCCAAAAGCCTTCTGCCTGATTCACTTATACTTATCGGTAGCGTATCAGGATCTACGGACGTAGAGCGCGTAAACCTAGATTCTAGTACAACTGTTTCCCCTTCAGTCCTGTCACCCACAACATAATAATAGCCCAACTCTGAAACCACTATGTTTTTTATTTCAGCGGCAGCGGGTGTCCTATCTCTTGTGGTGTGGAATACCCGCGGGTAGATAGTTGCTCCGATTCTGTAATCTGTTGCAATTGGGCTGACCTGTAAATTTGCGTCAATTAATGCAATAGCTTGATCCGAACGCTGATTAAGAGCAAGGGTCATAAGTCTAAGTTCGTGCTGAGTGACTTGCTTCATCCAATCGTGTGCATCGACCTCTGTATATCTTTTTCCCAACGACCCCGGCAATGGTCTTATCCCACCCTTTGGAATCTTTCCCTGGATTTTATAATATGTCTCACCCTCGAATGTGAAAGACAGCCTGACTTTGTTACCAACACCGAACCCGCTTTGCGCGCTTGCGTGACCAGGGCTGTATTTTCCAGCCAGATTTTTCAGAGCAAAGAATATTGTGCCGATCCTAGCAACCCTATCCTGTGGGCCGTTGCCTGAATTCCCGCGCCGGAATCTTGGCTGGGGGTTCATTTTTACTTCATCAGTGACGTCCGTCCATGATCCGGCGTTGAAATCTATCTCAAATGTAATTGAGTCGAATAGTTCAGCCATTACCCTCTCTCCGCTATCGCCTGGGTCATTTCCAGAACCATGTTTCTCATGTCGCTACTTAGCCTATCGAATTTTCCTTCTAACACAGACATGTCCCCGCCATTTCTTTGTTGTGTTGCTGTGCGAACATTAACCTCTTCGCCAGATGAAACGCCAATTCCAAACGAATCGTTTGGAAAGCCCGGAGGAACCGTGAGGCTACCGCCTGAAGCAAACCCAACAGTCGAGGTTGTCCCTGTTCCAAAGCCTCCACTCGAAAAGCA